TCTGTTGTAAAAACAACAAAAGATATTATGAGCAAGGCACCTTACGCAAGGATGCACGCAAATGTAAAAGCTGATTGGATGCAGGCAATACGCTTTGCAGAATTTTTAGGTTTTAAAAAAGAAGGTTTAATGAAAAAGTTTGGCCCAGAGGGTGCAGACTATATTGTAATGGGAAGGATAAAATAATGGCAAATGCTTTAATGATAGCAGGCACAGCAATAACTGTACAAGGACAACTTGCAGCAGGTAGAGCAGCCAAAAAAGCAGCAGACTATAATGCAAGTGTGAATGATAGAAATGCTGCTGCTGCTGATATTCAAGCAGAACAAATAGAACGATTAAACAAAATTAAAACATTACAAGACAGAGAAAAGTTTAAAAAATTAAATGATAGAACACAGATGGCTTTTAGAGGTCAAGGTTGGCAAGCAACAACTGGTACACCATTAAAAAAACTTCTACAAAATGCTTTACGTTTTGAACAAGATATAGAAATACAAAATTATAATTCTAGAGTTAAACAACAGCAATCAAAAGAAGTAGCAACTAATGAAAGATTAAAGGCAGAAATAGCAAGAATGGAAGGAAGAGCTGCAAGAACAATATCAAGGTATCAAGCTGCTGGAACTTTATTGACTGGTATAGGAGCTGCGTTAAAATAATGAAAGTAAGATTATACGAAAGTCAATTAGAAAGAGATGAAAATGCAGGATCTAGGCCCATAACAGCACAAGTAAGTCCACGTTTGTTTGCACAACTAGGAGGGGCTGCTGCTGATATTGGGTCAAGTCTTATTAAATTAGGTGCAGAAAAATTAAAGTATGATAAAGCAAACGAAGAACTTGATGCTAAAAACAAAGCGTCTGTTGCTGTAAATAGTTTTATAGATGAAGCAAAAACTAAAATTAGACAAATAACAACTAATAATGATCCCACCGCAGCACATACATTAGTGCCTGATGCTTTAGGAGAACTATTTAATAAATATAATAGTGCATTGAGTGATAATAAAAAAGCACAAACATATTTTGGTGTAGATGCTTTAAGACATTACAGCGATTTAAAGCATAAATTTTTAGATGATAATATTACAAAAAAAATTGATTTAGGTATTAAAAATATAGATACCGCTGTAAATAATGATATAAGCATTGCTGGAGACGCAGGAGGAAATATGGTAAGTAGGCTTGCGGCAGCAGATGATGCTATTAGTAAGATAAACGCAGGTAAAGATGTTAATATCTTAAATGATGGCGAGCATAAAATAAAATTATCAGAATTAAATATGAATTTAGTCAAACAAAGTCTTACTTCTTTTATGAACGGATCTAACGATCCTTTAGAGGTAGCAGAGATGATAGAAGATGGAGAATTAATAAGTGATATAGTATTTCTTAAATTTTATAAAAAGTTAACTTTACAACAAAAAGAAAAAATAAATGAGTTTGCAAAAAAGAAGGCTTATGAAATAGACAAACTACAAGAAGCTATTGATAAAAAAGATAGTGATGATTTAAAAGAAAAAGTTACTCTATTAAAAAAACAATTTTATAATACAGACAATGATCAAGAAAGAAGAAACATATATGATCAAATAAAAGAAATGAATGCTTTTGACAGCTTAAAAGAAAGATCTGATTTTGAAAAACAATTAGAAAACAACAATCCTGAAGCAGCAATAGGATTTGCTGATAATGATAGCAAAGATGCTATAGATGAAATATATACACTTATAGCTTCTGGAAATATGAGCCAAAGTCTTTTAGCGGATAATTATAGAAATAAATTAACTGTAAAAACTTACGCTTCTTTATTAAAAGACATCAATCAAGACAATAAAGAAGATGAAACTCTAGCTTTAAAAGAGATGAAAGAAGCCTTTGGTATTTTTGATGGATATGAAAACGTATTAGAGCCAAGTATAATAAAAGCAATGCAAGCTTCTGGAGGGCCTTTTATTGAAAAGTTTTACAAATTTCAAAGAACAAACCCCTCTAAAAATCAAATTGATAATTTTGTAACAAATGCTATTAGTCAGTTTCAAACAAAACAAAAAGATATTTATAAAAGCGAATTAAAAATAGAATTAAAAAATATAAACAAAAAGTTGGGAAATAATAAGATTGTAAAAAACAATGCTCCTAACTGGACAATAAATAATGACGATCCAGTAAAAAGTTTAGAGCAATTATTAAATGCTCTAGAAAATGTTCAAGATGCTGGCGTATCAGGATTAAGAAATCGTATTATGAATAGTATAGAAACTATAGAAGCATTTGAGGAGATTACTAATGACTGATCCTATCTTTGATGCGTTGTTAGATAAATATTCTGTAGCAAATTTTATGTATGATAGAAATATGTTGCAAGAAAAAGATTTAGACATTGAAATAAATAATCAAGATCAAGAAGAGAATAAAATAGATTTTGATTTTGCAGCAGCTCCAGAGGATTTTGATGATGGGGATAATACTCTTTTAAATTATCATAGAGATACTATAACAAATAATAATGTCTTGTACGAAAAAAATGAGCAAGGAATAAACTCACCAACAACTATTTTTATAAATGGTATTACAAATCCAGACGATCCTAACAGTCCTATATATGCTGTACCGGGATATGTTAATGGTAAAAAAATACAAAGTGAAAAAGAGTTACAAAAAATAGCTAAAGAAAGAAATTGGTATAATATTTATCCATCAGATCCAAATAATAAAGAACACATGGCAAGGGTAAATAGAGTAAAAAATATTATTGCTATAGATGGACAAAAACTTATACAATCAAATAGAAGTTTTTCCGACAAAACAAAAGATTTTGCTTTAGACACAGTTCAAGCAATTGGTACAGGTGCGGAGTCAGCGGGTTTAAATTTTAATAATTTTATTGCTGAGGTGGCAGCAGCACCAGATGCTATTGCAGATATTTTAGGTAAAAAAATATCTAACGATCCTAATTTTAACTTTCCCGGTTTAAATGAGCAAACTGCAAAACAAGGAATACAGTCTGCCTTATCTTGGATAAATCAAAATCTAATGCCAAAATTTTTAAGAGGTTCTACTGCTAACATAGAAAGAAAATATACAAATGAAATATACAGCGGTATAGTACAAGGTATATCAGAATTTACAACTGGAGCTGTGCCAGCAGCAAAGGTAGTAGGGCTTACTAAAGGTATGTTTGGTTTATTAGCCCCAAATGCAGCGGTAAGAGGAGCAGCATGGGGAATGTTAGCTGATGCTGCTGTTGTTGATCCAAATGCACCAGATCTTGTTGATGTTGTAAAAACTTTTGTGTCAGATCTTGAGCCTGATGAAAGAGGTTATTTATCTAACTTAGCTATGAGTATTTTTGAAAAGCATGATGCAGATAATCCATTACTTAAAAGATTAAAAACAGCTAATCAAGGTGCAGTAGTAGGAGTGCTTGCAGAAGCTTTAATTTATGGAGCCAGAGTATTACCTTGGAAAACTTTTACAAAAGCATTAGGTGTAGTTGGTACAGCATCACTAGCAGCAGGTAAAAAGATAGTAGAAACTGCAAAGCGTATAGAAATAGATGACAGTACATTAGGATCTACTAATATACCCTTGAGGTTAAGACCAGAAGAAACTACTACAGTTGATAATGAAATTAAACCAGCCATAGTTAAGCCAGTTAAGCGTAGACCGGGTGAAAGTGGTGAATACGTTGGCGCACCTAAATCTATAACTAGCCAACAAAAACTTGGTGCATACAGAAAGAACTTATTGAAACTAGCTCAAGCTGGTGAGGAAGGTCGTTTCTGGTATGAGCGTTCAGGTAATGCAATATTAGATTTAGTAGATGGTAATGTAGACGAAGCCGATAAGATTGCACAAGCTATAGCTATAACAAGTGCAGGCTCTACTCCTGTGTTAGCTAATTTTCAATTTGCTATACAAGCATACAATCAACATTTAGCTGGTAAAGAAATATTTACAGGTAAATTTCCTAAAGCAATGAGTGCAAGGTTAAAAAAATTATTTGATGGCGAAGATTGGGCAGGCAGAAAAACAAATACTTTCTATAACAACATAATGGCGATAGCAGATCCTAGCAGAGCGCAAGGCGTTACAGTTGATATGCATATGTTAAGAATATTTGGATTTGATAAAAAAACTGAAATGCCAACAGATCAACAATATACATTTGTAGAAAACGAAGTAAACAGAATAGCTAACAAACTAGGTTGGACACCATATCAGGTTCAAGCTGCTATGTGGGTAAAACAAAAAGCAGACAAAGCTGGTAAGCCTGTATCAGAAATGAAGTTTGATTATTCTGATGCATTAAAAAGAAACTTAGGTCAGATATCTTCAGAAACAAAACCATCAAAAACAAGTGGTCATTTTCCAGAAATATTTGATGCAGAAATGAAAGAACAAGCTGATTTTCACTTTAGAATGTCAAAAGCATTAACAGGTGATAATGGTAGAGATTTATTAGCTAAGGAGGTTGGTTTACTTACTCCGGGTAATTTTGATGCACCCGGTATATACGAAGGTGTTTTAAGCCCGGGTACACAAACTTATGCATTGATGCCTATGAAATACAAAGGTCAGGCAGGAGAGGTGGATGAAGCTACATTAGAACTTGTTAAAATATACGCTGTAGCAAAAGGTATATTGTTAAAACAAGATAGTGTAGGAGCGCATAGAGTTTTTAAAGGAAAGGGCAAGGTTGCTGATAGAGATGCTGTAACAGTAGATATAGGCAGACGTTTTACTGATGATGAAATGGTTCAGCTAGATAAACTACTAACAGAAGAATTTGGCACAACTGATTTTTCTCCAGCAGCTACAGAATATGGTGTTAATATTGTTCATTGGATGGGTGAGCGTGGAAAGATGGATTTTACTGACTTTCAAAAAAGAGTAAGAAAAGTCTTGAATATGCTAGAAATATCTGATATAGATACTCCTAGTGGCAAACTAGAAGCTGGTACTGCTGCATCACAAAAAGTGTATGTCACTAACACAGATTACGATGCAAAAACTGGTTGGAAGGAGAAACCTAATGGAGAAAATTATTTGGAAGGAACTTTCGGAGGAAGACCGAGTGTTCAAAAAAGGGTTCGTGATATCGTCACCAAATTTGCAGACAGGGTCGAAGCAGTCGAAGATGAAATCGTCAGAGATTACGGATGGACAAAACTCGACTACAACTCTGCCTACAGAGGAAAACCAAAAGACTAAAGAATAAACTACATACATATATATTATAAATATTAAAAGCGGTTTTAAGGCCGCTTTTTTTTTGGAAAAATTATGGTTAAAACACAACTATCAATGTTTGATAATGTAGAAGATCAAGCAGCTAACGTGCAAGAACAAGTATTAAATGCTTCTGCTACAGGTGGAGTTACAGAGCAAGCAGATGATCCTACACAAGATAGATTACAAATAGCAAACATACTTACACCTATATTAAAAGCTGCTAGTGAAATGAGTGGTGCAGCAACAAAAGTTTCAGAAGATATAGCTGGTAGGGTGCCTACACAAATAGAAACTAGATTGACTACAGGGGTAGATGAACAAGCTACTAAGGATTATTGGGCAAAAGAATTATTAAGTCCTGAGAGATATGAAGAATTTAAAGCAAGAGGTTTTTCTGCAACAAATGCTGATGAAGAACAAGTTTTAAAAAAAGCTAGAGAGACTTTGACTAATGATCAAGCAATGGAAGGTATACCTTTATCAGAGGATATGTTAAGCAAAACTGTAGGCGAAGATAAAATTTTAGTTAAAGAAAATAAAAGAACAAAAAAAGGTAAAGTTATTATTGGAGAAGATTTAGACTTTAACTTTAATAATATAAAAACTGATGATGATATAAAAAGAGTAATACAAGCCACTAGTCAAATATATAGAAAACAAACTGATGCGGCTGTAGGTGCAGCAAAAACTTTAGATGAAACAAAAGAAGATGCTAATCAATTATTAGCAGATGAATTAGGTATTACAAAAAAAGCACTACAAAAAAATAGAGGATTACTTGATGCAGCAGAGTCAACTGCATTAAGATCTTTGTTAGTAAACTCAGCTAAAAAAATAGATGATTTAGCAAAAAGAATATCAGGAGATTTTGTAGATGAAAACGGAGTGCGACTAAGAGCAGACAAAAGCACTGAGACAATGTTTCAATTTAGAAGGCAGATGGCATTACACGCAGGCTTGCAGATAGCAGCAAAAAAACAACAAACACAATTAGCAAGAGCTTTAAGCTCTTATAGAATAGATGTAGGTACGGATATTAAATTAGAAACTAAACTTATGGATGATGTTATTAAATCAGGTGGTGGTTACACAGAAACAGAAAAATTAGCTAAAGGTGTACAAAAAGCTATTAAGGAAGGTGGTAGTGCAGGATTAAATACATTCGTTGATAAGGCTACTGCTTATGGTAATGCAGCATACGAAATATATATAAATGGTTTGTTGTCTGGGCCAAAGACTTTTTTTAAAAATGCTTTGGGAACTCCTTTATGGATGTCATACCTATTAATAGAAGATAGTGTAGCAGCAATATATGGTTCTTTAGAAAGAGGTGGTAAAAAATTATTTAAAAAAGAACTAACTGCTAAAGATGCAGAAGGAGTTTATTTATCACAATTAGGAGCAAGGTTGTATGGATATATACACGCATTTAGAGATGCCGCTGCAAATAGTGTAGAGACTTTAAAAACTGAGTCATCTGCTGCCGCTGTTGGTAGAGTTGATACTGCTAGATTTAGAGCTATTGATTCAGAAACATTAGGAGCATCTGGAGTGTTTGGTGCAGCTATAGATTTCTTTGGCAGGATAACTAGAATACCCGGTTTAGGTTTGCAAGCTACAGATGATTTTTGGAAAGGTATTGCACAAAGAGCTACTTTATATGAAATGGCAGTAAACAAAGCAGCTCAATCTAAATACCTTGGTAAAAATCCAGAAGAAGCAGCACAAGATGGAATAGAAGTTCTATTAGATCCTAACTCTATATCAGATGAAATTGATTACGCTGCTAACTTTGCTACTTTAACAAATGATACTGGTATATTTGGTAAAATATCTAGAGGAATACAGCAGTTACCATTTGGAAGATTATTGATGCCTTTTGCTACAGTTCCAACAAACTCTGTTAAAAATGTAGTTTCAAGAAGTTTATTGCAAGCTATAAATCCTAACGTATATAAAGATCTTACAGTAAGAGGAACTAAAGCTAGATCTAAAGCAGTAGCAAAAATAGCTACAGCATCATCTATGTTTATGTACGTTATACATTTAGCTTCGCAGGGAAGAGTTACAGGTGCTATGCCACGAGACAAAAAAGAGAGAGCAATGTTAGCTCCGGGTTGGCAACCTCACAGTTTTGTTTTTAGAGGGGAAGGCTTTCCTAAAGATAAATCTTTGTACGATGATTATGGTAATCCTAATGGGCCTTTAGTATATGTTAGCTATGCGGGTTTAGAACCTGTAGGATTGTTGTTTGCTTTAGGTGCAAATTTTGTTGAGAGTGCAAGAAGGAGTAGAGATTTAAATTTTGTAAATAGTAAAGCAGAACGATATGTATATGGAATGTTAGATTATATACAAGAAATGCCTATGATACATACTTTTGGCACTATATCAAAAGCATTTCAAGAACAAGATGTAAGCGTTTTATACAATTCGCCTTTGTCAAACTTTTTTGGTTTTATTCCAAAACCTTACAGCTCTTTACAAAGAAATATAAAAAGACTTAATAATAATGAAATAACTAAAGCTTCAGAGCAGTTTGATTTGTGGACAGAACAAGATGTATTAGAGGATGCAGAAAGAAATAATAGATATGGTGCAGATGGAGAACCTTATTATGAAAATATTGGTTTAAAGAAAAGTATAGCTTTAGGTATATTAGATTTAGATAAAACAAGTTTAAAAGAAATTACACAAAGAGCGATTACTGCCCAAGTAGGAGATAAAGATAGAGAAGCAAAACAGTATGATGTTTTTGGTAATGTTAAAACTAAAGGAGTTAGTTTTTCAACTAATCCTGTATTAGCATTGTGGAATATGATATTCCCTTTCAGCATAAGTTTTGGTGAAGCTTTTACTCCATTGCAAGAAGAAATAGTAAGACTTAGAGTTCCATTATCATTAGAAAGAACTACTATAAAAGATATACCTTTAAACAGAATGCAAAGAAGTGAATGGACAGACTACGCAAAAAATAAACAAATACTTAGAATAAAAGGTAAGAGTGTTAACTTTAACGAAGCTTTAGATAATTTATTCAATTCAAGAAGTTATAGTAGAATGACAGATAATGAAAGAAAAGCTGCTTTTAGAAGAATAGAAAAAAAGTTTTATGATGCTGCGGCTGAAGAATTTTTAATACCTTCATATCCGGAAATACTAGAAGCTATAGAATCAAGACAATTTTATTTAGGAGGAAACTGAGATGACAGTATCATCAACCACAACTAAAGTAAGCTATGCAGGTAATGGCAGCACTACTGCCTTCGCATACACATTCAAGATATTTGCAGCAGCA